TGGTAGTTGTGTTAGGGGATTAGTAGAAACAATGAAAAGGTTATTTAATGAATATGAATACGAAAGAGAAAATAAAAATAATTGAAAAGAAACTATTAAAATTTTTTAAAGATGAAAACAGAGAAAATAAAAATAACCAAAGTAAAGAGGAATCCAGACAATCCGAGAGTAATAAAGGACAATAAGTTTCATAAGTTAGTAAAGTCAATAAAAGAATTTCCAGAGATGTTGGAGATTAGACCAATTGTAGTTAACGAAGATATGTTTGTGCTGGGTGGTAATATGCGTTTAAAGGCGTGTCAAGAAGCTGGATTAAAAGAAGTGCACATTATTAAAGCAGATCAATTAACAGTGAAACAACAACGAGAATTTATAATTAAGGATAATGTAAGTTTTGGAGAATGGGATTGGGATATGATTGCTAATAAATGGGATTCTGTGGACTTAGGAGATTTTGGAATGGATGTTTGGAAGAACTATGATGATGAGGTTAATAAGGTTAATTCTGGAGATGAAAATTCTGAGTGGGTAGGTATGCCAGATTTTGAACCAAAGGAAGATGTGGTTAAAATTATTATTACGTTTGATACGGAACAAGATAGGGAAGATTTTAATAACAAATACAAATTACAATATAGTGCACAAAAAGGACAAACTTGGACAACTAATTACCCTTACAGCAAACAAAAAGATCTTAAATCATTAAAGTATGAGTAAAACAAAACATATATTATTTTGGTCAGAATACAATAGTAATATGACTTACGATATATTTATTAATAAAGAAATAACATTATCCCCTTTTCATAAACTAGCATTAAAATCTCACGAAAAATTAAATACTGATGTTATTTTATTTACATACCAAAAGATAAAAACTAAACTACCTAAAAACATAAAAGTAATGGATGCTGGTAGTATTTTTCCAATTAAAGTTGCTTATAATGTTTTAAAGGAAGGACACAGTATTGCACACATTTCTGATTGTGTTAGATTAAAATATGCAAGTAAGGTTAATGGTGTTGTTTTAGATATGGATGCGGTGTTGTTAAAAAATCTACCTTCTGATTTTGGATGGTTTGCCAGTATGCCAGCAAAAAGAACTGGTGGTTTTGCGCCAAAGTGGGGTAAAGCACACCCACCAATTTATGTAGCAGATAAAAGTTGGGATGGTAAAGCACTATTTAATTTTCCTTTAAAGGTAAGTAATGAAATATCAAAAAATATTGAATCATTATCTCATAAGATAATGCACACTTTATTAGAACCACCTAAAAAAGGATCTAAAAGTTGGAATTTTGTTATTTGGAATGTTAAAAAGATAATAAAATATGACCAAAATGCTAAAGTATATCAACCAATTTATTTTCACCCACTTCCCGCTTGGCTTGGTAAAAACAAATGCTATTCCTTAGAATCACCCACAAGATTAAATGGAAAAACAGAATTATTCGGATATATATTACCTAATATTAAAAAAATATTTAATAAATCTTACATTATACATCATTTTTTTGAAAGCACTTTTAATAAATCTGAAACTGTTAATGACAATTTTTGGGCAAATATTCCTAACGATTGTTTAGTTGCTGAAGAAGCAAAACATATTTTAGGGAATAACTGGAGAACAATACTTTTAAATGACTAAATACCCAATTTACATAGTTTCTAAAGGTAGGTGGGAAAATCCTATGACTGCTAAATTCTTTATTGAAGATGGTGTTAACTTTAAGATCTTAGTTGAACCACAAGAGTACGATAATTATTGTAACTCAATAGGAAAAGAATATGTTGTAAAATTACCATTTTCTAATTTAGGTAAAGGTAGTTACCCAGCAAGAAACTATGCTTGGGAAGATAGTATTAAAAATGGACACGAAAGGCATTGGTGTTTTGATGATAATATAGCAAGAGTACGTAGGGTTTTTAAGGGTAATAAAATCCCTTGTAATTCTTTAAAAGCAATACAGATACTGGAAGATTTTACAGACAGATATGAGAATATAGGAATAACTGCATTTAATTATGGTAAGTTTGTAGTTCCAAGCTCCTCAGATAAAAAACCATTTTACATTAATGTACACGCATATAGTGCTATGTTAATAAAAAATAATGTGCCTTATAGATGGAGATTAAAATATAATGAAGATGTAGATCTATGTTTACAAGTATTACATAATAAATTATGCACAGTTTTGTTTAATGCTTTTGTAGTTGAAAAAATAAGTACAGTTGTAAAGATGAAAGGTGGTAATCAAGATGAGCTGTATAAAGGCAACGCATACGAAAAGAAGATATTAAAAGCCAGATCTTTGGAAGAAATATGGCCACAATATGCAGAAACTAAAATACGATTTAACAGACCTCATCATTACGTAAACTGGAAAAAACATTTTAAACATTCATTGGTTAGAAGAACAGACATTGATTGGGATAAAATAAAAAACAAAAAGCATAATATTAAACTAACTAAAGTAAACAATATTAAAAGTAAAAGATTAAAAGAATTTTATAATAAAAACAAATAGAATGGCAAACGAAGAAAATTTAAAACCTTTTAAAAAAGGAGAATCTGGTAATCCATCTGGAAGACCAAAGGGATCATTAAACAGAAGTACAATAGCAAGAAGATGGTTAGAAACAGAAAGAAAAGGTAAAAATCCTTTGACTGGAAAAGATGAAATTTTAACACAAGAAGATATTATTACACTAGCATTAATACGAAAAGCTATGGAAGGTGATGTAGCAGCTTATAAAGCACTAATGGATTCTGGTTACGGAACAGCAAAAGATACTGTTGACATTAACACTAATAATACTGGTTTTGACTTTGATGAAATGATGAAGAAACTTAGCAATAATGCTAAATGAGAAATTTAATATATTTCCTAACAATACAAGATACTATTTATTAACTGGTGGTAGAGGTTCTGGAAAATCTTTTGCAGTTGCTTTAAATACTCTTGTACTTTCTTTTGATAATAAATGTCAACATAAGATATTATTTACAAGATATACATTAAGGTCTGCATCTATTTCTATAATACCAGAATTTAAGGAAAAGATTGAGTTAATGGAATGGGAGCATTTATTTCATATAACAAGCAATGAAATAACTAACCTTGAAACTGGTAGCAAGATCTTATTTAGAGGTATTAAAACAAGCTCTGGTGACCAAACAGCTAACCTTAAATCTTTACAAGGTATAACAACTTGGATAATAGATGAAGCTGAAGAAATGGTTGATGAAGATGTATTTGATAAAATAGATTTTTCAGTAAGACAGAAGGGAGCAAGAAATAGAGTTGTAATGGTAATGAACCCCTCAACTAAAGAACATTGGATTTACCAAAGGTTTTATGAGAATTCTGGAGTGCAAGCTGGTTACTCTGGAATTAAAGGAGAAACAAGTTATTGTCATTCTACATACTTGGACAATATTGAACACCTTTCACAAAGTTATATTAATAGAATTAATGAAATGAAAGAGCGTAGACCTCAACGCTATAAACACACTATTGAAGGTGCTTGGTTAGAAAAAGCAGAAGGAGTTATTTTTAGTAATTGGAGTTTAGGAGAATTTAGAGAAATAAGCAAACCTGTATTTGGACAAGATTATGGATTTAGCAACGATCCGACAACACTTGTAAAAACTAGCATAGATAAAGAAAAAAAGATTATATATGTAAAGCTATGTTTCTACCAAACAAAGTTAACTACAAGTGACATAGGACAACTTAACAGTAAGTTTGCAGAGGATAATTTAATAATAGGAGATTCAGCAGAACCAAGATTAATAAATGAGTTAAATAAATTTGGTAGTGTAGTTCCAGCAATTAAAGGACAAGGAAGCGTTAATTACGGTATAAGTTTACTACAAGATTACGATTTAATAATAGATCCAGAAAGCACAGATTTAATTAAGGAACTTAATAACTATGTTTGGTTAGAAAAGAAAAGCCAAACTCCTTGTGACAACTGGAATCACGCAATAGATGCTTTAAGATATGCAGTTAGTTACCAATTACAGAATCCAAATCAAGGGGAATATCACTTTTATTAAGCGTTCGCTACACTTTCGCTAAGCATAAAGATAAGATAAGATAATATAAGAAAAGAAAAGAAAAGAAAAAATACACACCACTACACAATTAAAAAAAAACATTACATTCGTATATAACGATTAACCAATTAAACCGTTTATAGTATATGAATATCACAATTAATATTCCAGAAGCATTAAATGAAGTTACTTTAAAGCAATACCAAAAGTGGCTAAAAATATCAG